TATGGAATTATCCCACAAGAAGAAATTGACTATCTATTATATCATCGTATGAAAAAGATAGATGAATATAAGGGTTTTGTTTATACAAAAGATATTTCAAGTAATGATATTGATGGTATATTCCAGATCGAGGAACCTGAGATTGTGATTCACATGGCTAGCTTCCCTAGACAGAAAGTTGTGAATGCAAACCCAGTATTAGGTAGTCGTACCATGAGTGAAGGACTGTTAAATCTACTGGAACACAGTGATAAATATGAAGTACGTAAATTCATTTATATCAGCAGTTCAATGGTATACGGAGACTTTACTGATGATGTGACAGAAGATGCTATCTGTAAACCACAAGGTCAATATGGCATAATGAAATTAGCAGGGGAGTGGCTTGTCCGTGATTATTCTCGTAGGACTAATCTTGTCCATACTATTATTCGTCCTAGTGCTGTATACGGACCTTTGGATGTAGAAGACCGTGTTATAAGCAAATTTTTGCTTACAGCAATGCGCGGAGAAACTATTAAAGTTAACGGGGAAACTGAAACGCTAGACTTTACATATGTGGATGACGCCGCAGATGGCATCGTAGCTGCCTCATTGTCTGATAATACAGAGAACAAAACTTACAATATCACAAAAAGTCACAGTGTCACATTGTTAGAAGCCGCACGTATGGCACTAGAACTTGCAGGTGGCGGAAACTTGATAGTAGGTGACAAAGATCCTGATTTCCCTAGTCGGGGAGCATTGAATATTGATGCGGCCCGTAGAGATTTTGGATTTGATCCTAAGGTTGACGTAGCTGAGGGCTTTCAAATTTACTATGATTGGCTAAAGGGATCCTCATACTTTAATAAATAACTGTATGTGGATCATTAATTTTTTACCAGATTGGGTATTTCATACAATATTTGCTATAGGAGTAGTGGGCACAATTGCCGGATTCTTGTTAGGTTTCATCCCCTTTATCAAAAAATATGTTTTAGTAATACAAGTCTGTAGCATATTAATTCTTGTACTTGGCGTGTTCTTAGAGGGAGCAATGACAGATAATAAAGAATGGGTAGCAAGAGTTAAAGAAATGGAAGCTAAAGTTGCTGCCGCAGAAGCTAAATCACAAAAAGTCAATGTTGAAATAATTGAAAAAGTAGTAAAGAAAACAGAATATATTAAATTGCGCGGACAGGATATTATTAAATATGTAGACCGTGATATAGTTAAATATGACACTAAATTTGCACCCGGTGGACAATGCGAAATACCTAAAGAGTTTATAACACTACATAATAAAGCCGCAGAAGCACCCAAATGAAAAACTACGAAACACATCTGAAAATACGCAATACACTGCTTATTATATTATTTTTAATATTATTACTCCCGCTTTTTACCGGGTGTTCTACTGTAGTACCAGTAACAGCTAAATTTCCAGAAGTACCGGAACGATTGTTAGTTAAATGTCCTCAATTAGAAAAATTAGCAAATGAAGCAAAATTGAGTGACATAAGCAAGACGGTTACAATAAACTATACCACTTACTATGAATGTGCTGTTAAACACGATGCAATAGTAGAGTGGTATAAGATTCAAAAAGATATTTTTGATAAAGTTGGTAAGTAATTAATCAGTGTTATTTTTGCATTTAGCACGTTTAGCGTTAGTCAATGCGCCATAATCAACTGGCCATTCTTTTCCCGGCTGCACTTCTGTAGCATTCTTAGGGAAAGCATATTGAACTCCTGCTCGTTTTTGTATGTCAGCAATACTTACACGGAACTTAGTCAAATCATTGCCTAAGTTAACATATGGTTTAGTATGTGGGAATACCCATCCTGCAACTTGTCCTGTAGCTTGATTGATTACGATTTTATAGTAAGCATGGGGAACGATAACACCTTTGCCAATAGTCAAATCACCAGCGCCATACATAGCTCCAACGTATACTGTAAGAGGTTGGTTCAATTGCACAGCCCATCCCCTGACACTTGTTTCTAATAACTTCCAAATTCCACGGTTTAAACTGCCGTGCTGGGGATACATGTTTGTCATTAAAAAACTTTCGTACTCTACGATTTCACTCCAACTTAAGTCACCGTCAGGAACTGCATGACCTTTGTCATATCCTGTACCTGCATAGTCATCTGGTGTTGCACCACCTACTATGCTCTTATCAGCAACAAACGCATTAGTGCGTGGCCAGCAACCCAATGCATTCTGTGGTAACAGTGTATATGCTACATAAGCTGGAATCTTTACAGGGGCATCATATGCTACTAGATATGCTTCTCGGCATATAGGTTGTGCAGGCCTACTAGTTTGTGCAAACCCATATGGGCTATGAACTTGGCAACTCTGTACTGGTAATGGGGGACGCTGGTCCCATGCCCCTAGTGTAGTAGAGATAAAAAATAGAGATACCAGTAGAAGTTTACGCATATTTGTTCCTTAATATGCATATATTTATGATTGGGTAGATATAATTCTTTTGCGATAAATATATTATAATGGGATAGTAACATGACAATCACTACGGCAAATATTGACATTGGCGATTTACCAAACGACGGGACCGGTGACCCGTTAAGAACAGCCTTTGAAAAGATTAATGAAAATTTCGCAGAACTAGTAAACGCACTTCCTGAAGGTCCAGAGGGATCGTTCCAATTTAATTCAGCAGGAACATCATTAGGTACAGCAAACTTTGCATATGTAGAGGGTACTAATATTATTAATATTGGTGCAAATCTAGTACCAATAGCAAACATATCAATAGGAACCACTGGTAATAGAATAGCTAATCTTTTTGTAGGTAATGCATCACTAAAGATTGGAAATATTTCAGTTGAAGAATCAAGCAACACACTTAGTTTCCCAATCACAGTATTACCAACAAGCAAGGCCAGCTTTGCAGTTAATAATTTAACAGCAGACGGTAATGGTGTATTTGCAGGTTCAGTAAGTGTTGGCAATACAATTCATGCTACATTTACAGCTAATACTAGCAACAATGATACAAATCAAGTATTGTTTCAAACTTCAGTCGTTGGTTTCAGATCAGGAATGTTTTATATCACAAGCCGTGAAAGTGGTGGTAACAACTCACAAACTGCTACAGTTTCAGTTATTAAGAATACAAATAATAATACTGCTAATTACAGTGTTTATGGAACAATATTTCAAGGTGATGCAGTAACTAATTATAATGCTGATGTAGGTTATAGCAATGTAAGATTTATGGTAAGCCCATTTAATAACGTAAATATAACTCATACTGTAACATATCAAATAACACCATAATATGAGAGCAATGGAATTTATTAATGAGGGTAAGCGTAGGGGCAAAATAACCAAACGCCAAGATCAAGCTACGGTTGGGCTTGACTTATTCCGAGATCCAGACGGATATGACAGAACATATGAGTTAAACCGAATGATGATGGCAGTAGCATGTGCTAATGGCGATGGCTCACCTTTAAATATAGATGCAGAAAGTTGGGTAGGAAAAGATAATTCTGCACTACCGTATACTAAGTTAGAACAAGACATGATGAAGCAAGCTGCTAAAGCAATTGGAACAAAACTGAAAGATGTTAATCATGGTGATTTGCGTAGTATGGAATTAGACAGTACATACAAAACCAGTCCAGTCATTGGATTTAAAGGCTTCAAATAAAAATAATAAAGACATATTTTCCGACTAAGTAAGTATTATTTCGTAGGAAAAACATGATTGATATTAACAAAACTCTAGACATTATTAAGTTAAAATTTTACAACGAATGGTTGTATGCTAGTCATTTATATGATGAAGCAGAAACTGACATTCATAAACGAATTACCAGTGAAGTTGTAAAAAACTATGTCGATCCATTAGAATTACCAAAAGATGCTAATATCCTAGATATTGGCTGTAGCGTTGGGTATTTCCTAGATGAAATGAGAGAGCGTGGGTATACCAAAGTAGTAGGAACTACACTAAGCGAAACTAACGCAAAACAATGCAGAGATAGAGGACATACTGTAAAAGAATATGATCCTAGTTTTATCCCACATGCAGAAGGATACCATGATGAAAGCGTAGATTTTATATTTTTACGTCATACTTTGCATCATAGCCCATATCCAATTTTCAGTTTAATTGAATATAATAGGTTATTAAAAGAAAAAGGTAAAATATACATTGAAGTTCCTGCCCCAGATTGCGCCCGTGGCCATGAATATAACAAAAATCATTACAGTATTATGGGTGCAAGACAATTGGATGCACTATTACAGCGCACAGGTTTCAAAGTAGATAAGATGAATGACATTGATTTTGAAATTAAAACTGGAACAGAAGATGATTCAGTTGTTATGGAAAAGTATTTTTGTATAGTAGCAACCAAAACGGGTCCACTAGATATTAAATAAATACATCATGACCTTTGATGTATGGAAACAAAGTAAATTAATGAACGGTCTGTCTCAAATACAGGCCGTTCCTACACAGGCTCCCATTGATAACCTAGATGATTTAAAAAGATTAGCTGGTGTTAATACAAGCATGGGTGAAGAAATGAGTGAGCAGGGTACTAATTTAGGACAGATACAACGTGAACGAAACATACAACCCGGCACTGAAGAATGGTTTAGACTATGGTTTGCAAAGCCTAAACTGACCGGCGAGAAGCCATATTAAGACTAAATACTATTATGAGAGCTACCGAATTTATACGCGGTCTATTGGACCTTATTGACAGTGTTGATTCACCTGAAGAAACACCTAGTGATTATGTGGATGAAGTGCCAGAAATTGATGTAGACATTGATACACAATATTCTAATAGCCCAGACGAGATGTATGCCGACGAAGATACCATATTTTCTATAGGAAACGATATTAATAAACCTAAACATCCTAGTGATTTGAGAACAGACAGCTTCTCATTATATCCTAATATGCAATATAAATCAGGGAAATAATCATGGCTACAATAAACATAACGGTACAGAGTTTATTAAATGCCGCACAATATGATAGTTATGCAGTAGATAATGCAGGAACTATCGGAGAACTTAAAGATTCCATTGAGGCTACTACAGGTTGTTCAATTGATTGGTTTGATTTAGTATTCAATGAAGAAGTATTAGATACTGCAAATACAATTGGTTCATATGGGATAGTAGAAGATTCTAGTTTAAGAACACACAATAAGATTTCCCGTCTTGCTACATTAGAGTTAAGACAAAAAAGCAAATTAGATTTATCAGCATTGGATAGACTAGCATCAGCTAATGATAGAAGTACATATGATATTTCAGAATTACCTACACAATATGTTGATGATACTATATATGATAATCCAAATACTGGGGGATTGGTTGAAGGTCGCCCATGGATTGAAACAACTACCCCATTTACATTCTACGAAGCGTTTGGAACTACCAGTGCATTGACAACAACAAAATATGTTAGCGGAAATAAAATTTATGCATATGCATCAACCATTGATGTAGTTGGATATCAGAATTCTAGAGTAGTTGTAAATGATATTGAATTATTAAACATAGGTGACAGGGGTCATAATATGGTGGTATTAAATTCATTTGGTGATTTAATTAGTACAGCTAACTATGATACATATGGAGTTCCGGGAGATTTAACTTTATTAGCAAATGCATTAAATGGAGTAGCCAGTGGTAATATTGTAGTACTTACTGTATGGGATGCCTCTGCACTAAATGCTACTGTAAGAACAGCAATCAATAATGGATATGGTTCTACCAATAGTAACACATGGACGGCAAATCGCATAAGTCAACTCTTTATTGGAATTAAAATCTAATGCCGTCAGTACCAGATCCAGCCAATGTTAAACCTTGGTATCTCAGAAACATAACAGAAGCACTAGCACTAGATGAGGCTAGTGGTAATGTATATGTTCGTACAGGGTTTACTGGTAACATTGTTATTGAAGGCAATGTTAATATACCTGGTAATATTCAAGTTTACAGTACACCAGAAAATCCAGTACATACTCACATAACAGAAGTTGGTACCACTGGTATACTTGATGTACCTTANNNCAATGCTAATGTAAGTGGTAATGTTGTTATAACTAGTGGAAACATTAACGCTAATGTTACTCAAGGAACAAGTCCGTGGATTGTAACAGGAAATGTCAATGCAAATGTTAGTGGTAATGTTGTTGTAACTAGTGGAAACATCAATGCAAATGTATCTGGTAATGTGGTCATTACTAGTGGTAATATCAATAGCAACGTTACTGGTAATGTTGTGGTTACAAGTGGTAATATCAATAGTAATGTAAGTGGCAACGTTGGCATTATAGGTAATGTTAATGTAACACAAGGCACTGATCCATGGCATATAGATGGTAATGTGTTAGCTACTATATCCGGTACTTCTATCGTTACTTTAGGCACTGGCTCTACTGATGCTTTTGGTAGGCTACGTGTTAGCGAACCGTATACATTATTTGACACAAAATCAAGATACTACGACCACAATGATTTTAGTAGTAGCACCAGCACTGGAGCAAATGTAGTATATGATATTAACAGTTCTACATATCAATTAAATGTAACTGCTGTCGACGGCTCTAGCGTTATAAGAGAAACAAAACGAGTGTTTCCGTATCAACCAGGCAAAAGTTTGTTAGTGCTAGCAACTTTCTGCATGAACACACCCAAGACTAATCTGCAACAACGTGTGGGTTACTTTACTACCAACAACGGTATATACTTTGAAAATGATGGCACCTACAACTACTTAGTAATAAGAAGTTACAGTAGTGGTGCTTTAGTTGAGGATAGAATAAGACAAGATGCTTGGGACAATCCATTCCTTGCCTTACAAGTAAATAGAACACAGATTTTTTGGACAGATATAGAATGGTTAGGAGTGGGATCAGTTCGTTGTGGTTTTGTTGTCAACGGTGCTTATGTATTGTGCCATACATTCCACCATGCCAATGTAGCAGGCAATACTAATACATATATGACCACTGCGATATTACCAGTACGTTACGAAATAACAAATACAGCAGGTACTACCGGCGTTAGTGTGATGCGTCAAATCTGCTCTACAGTTATTAGTGAAGGTGGATACAATGCTTTCACCTACAGCGAAACAGCAGGCCGTGGTACCTCAGTATTAAGATTGGTCAATGCAGGAACATACTATCCGTTAGTTAGTATTAGATTGGCCAGCACAAGATTAGATGCTATCGTGTTACCTAGACAAGTGGATGTATTAAGTCCTACTGTAAATTACTATCGTTGGAAATTGATGTTGAACCCTACCTTAACTGATGCCAATTGGGCTGGAACCAGCACATCAGGAACTGTTGAATATGACACGGCCGCAACTGCTATATCAGGTGGTATAGAACTACAAGCTGGCTATGTCAGCAGTAGAGAATTATCAGAGCTAGGAGCAGATGCGTTTGCTTTTCAATTAGGCAGAACACTAGCAGGAGTTAGCGACATAGTTACCTTGGCTATGGCAGCTACTAGTAATAATGCTGATGTATTAGCACAAATCGGTTGGCAAGAAATTACCTAACTGATTTACTACAATAAATATCATTATGGCAAATCCTGCAACTCTAGTAAAAGACCCTTACGTAAAAACTAAATTTGAAACACAAAAGGAGCTTGACGATTTCATAAAATGTTGTGACCCAATAACAGGTCCAATGTATTTCTTAGACAATTTTTTCTATATACAACACCCAACACGTGGAAGTATG